GTTACCGAAGCCGAACTCGCGGTGTAAAAATTCGTACCGTCGCAAATCACCGTGGCTCTTGTACCTTGTACCACTGTCGTCGTAGCACCCAGGCCAGTGCTCAGAGTAAGCGTAAATGAACCCGAAGTCTGATTGTTTACTACGTAAAGATTCACGACCGGGGGGTAAATCACCGTAGCATTACTGGTAAGTGCACCAGTAAAGGTCTGGATGTTGTTTTGCGCTTCGCTTGAATTCAACGTCGACGTACCACCCGGAGCGACGGATTTCACTAAGGCTGTGAAAGCGAAGTTCGCATTTACCCCATAACCAACCGTAATGTAAGCGCTGCCGGTGCAGACGATGAAGGCGGACTCGCCAGGATTAAAAACCTTAGCCGATGCCCCATCGATAAGTTCGGCACCGGTGGTTGAAATCGTGAAAGTTCCGGTGCCATTGTTTTTAACCAGAACAAACCAATTGTCGCCTAATGTAGCTGCAGCTGGTAATGTGTAACTCCCTGCACCACCGGACCACAATCGCGTTTGCGCACGATCGGTAGTGGCGAAAGTGCTGCCTGAGGACGCAGCCATAACCGGGTGGCTTTGGTTCAGTGTGGTGGTGATCGCCAGGAGTCCCTTTCCGGCGAGTGCTGCTGCATCTGCCCCCGAGGACCCAATCCCAAAAGCAATCACGCCCCAAGTGCCTGCAGCGGTCGAATTGGTCGTGACGTAAACGTATTGCGCTTCTCCTGCGGCGATCGTAACAATCGTGTCCCCGGCGTTGTCCGCTACTGTAAAAGAACTCGCTCCCAGGTTACGAATAAGCGAGTCCGTGCCGACCGATGTGGCATTCGCGGCAGGCATTCGCAGCGTGAGCCCCGCAGTCGTCGGCAACACCTCCATGATCCTGGAAGCGTAAGTCCCGGTGTTACTGTTAGCCAGTGGCCACTCGAGCGTTGTGTTCGCGGAAAGCGTAAATGACCGGTAGCTTACATCGGTAGGCTGAACAATATCGCCGGTAAAGGGGGAGACGTAAGTAGGCATATCATGTGTCCACGGCTACGGCCTGACGATCGGCGATGCGAAGTTTATCTTCGGTCTTAAGCTCGGCTACGTACTTGTCGTACATCGACTGCCAAGTCGGAATCCGAGGATCATTCTTCAGGAACGGCATCGCTTGCAAAAGCGAACCGTAAAGCATAGCCTGTGGTGCGTACTCGGTGAACCAGTTCGTTTGATTTGTCGAATCCAGCGGCACCGGGCGCTCGTAGTACAGCACTTCGAAGGAGTAAGCTGCAGCCGGAGTAGGCCCTAAAAACCAATGCGTATAATCGTAATCCGCGTAGTAAAGCGGCACTCCGGTCTCGGTCGGGTCCGGCCAGTAATTACGAATGTATTCGTAGCGGCGCTCAAGCACCGGTCGACGTTCTCCGGCGACAGTGATATTTAAAGAAACCGTTTTGCGCCAGCGGGCGGGTTTAGCCACCACCGGGTCGCTTGCGGTGAGGGTTGAGGTGTCAACTGTTAAGTTACCGAGGAATTTAATCTCCGCCGCCAGGATCTGCTCGGCAAGCATGATGAACGTAGGGATCTTGTCGATCGTGGCCGTATCTGTGCGCTCCAGATAGGATTGAACGTCCGCAGCAAGGCTCGTGTAAGTCATCGTTACTGCCATGATTTCATCCTATTAGTGCACACTCGGCTTGCCTACGGATCACCAGACCTCGCAACACTTTACCACCCCCTCGAGTCCAGAGCATGAGCTGCTCTTTCACGCCTTCCCAGTCCTGAGCGTTGATCTTTCGCTTGAGTGTCGATGTTTGCAATCGTCCGACACCCAAATTGTAACAGAAATCGACTATAGCGTTCAATTTACCCCAGTCGCGATCTTTTACGGCTACGGCGAGAAGCACCGGGCACTGCCTCACCGTTCCGGGTGCATAGGTGTGCAAAAGTTCGTGCATCAACAATTGTTCGGCATACTCACGCGTTATCTGGGGGTCATCCTTAGTAACACGATCACCGCTCTGGTAATAGGTGGATCCGTATCCAATCGTCCACACGCCTGCAGGACAGAGGTAAGGCTTCGCGGAAAACCCCTCGAATCTGCGGCAAAGCTCTGCTGCGAGATCGAGCTTCACGCGAGACCTCGAGCTTTCAGAGTGCGGTCAAGGAACCAATAGTTGAACGTACCCGCCACCAATGCGGCGAAATCGGGTGACATGATCATCTTGAACACTTCCTGCACGGGAAGACCTTCACGCGAGGCGATGATTGCAAACCAGATATGCGAAGCTGACCAGATAGCCAGAATCCAGTAGGTGACTACCGGCCTGACTGAAGCCGAGAGCGATGCCACCCAGCCACCGGCAGCTTTAGCCATCTCGGTCTGTGAATTGATCGCCGCTTCGAATGCGGACATAACACCGGTGTCTATAGCTTTATCGCGCTCAGCTCCAATCTCGGCGAGCTTTTGTGCGCCACGCAACTGCTCAAGTTCGCACTGGCGATTGAACATGGAGAGTTCGTGTTGCCGCTCGTTTTTGCGGTCCAGGAATTTTAAGACTTCGGGAGCCAGCCGAAATAGACCCCCAAAGATCGTGCCAAAAAGACCACCACCAATAATGTCCAGCATCACCGCTTCCCCATCTTCTCGCGCTCTTCAAGCAGGCGGACCTTAACTTGCAATTCATTGATGTGTTGCATCAATTGCTCTTTTAGGACAGCACGTTTCTCGGCACTTATGGGAGAGTCAGTCGGCACACCTTCCTTAGTAATTAAGGCAGGCATTGCGCCTTCGATCTTCGTTAAGCGTGTTGAAAAGTCCGCGACTTGCCCAAGCAGCCACGCCAGCGAGGCCACGATGACCGGGATAACTGCCTTGAGAACGTCGCTCCAGTTCATATACCAAGAAAACGCTTGACGAACGTTGCGGCGACACCCGGACCGAACAGTACAGCGAGGATGGTGGCGTAAAGCAGCCACTCGATGTGTTTCATTCGAGCCTTACCGTTATCGAGTGACTCCTCGATATTTTTATAGCGTTGCTCGCAAATCGCTTCGTGCACCGATAAGCGCTTGTCCAGGTCGTCGCTCATGTCAAGCTGCCTCTTGTTCCTCGGTCGGTGGCACCTGTTGAAGTGTGGGTGGCTTTGCAGACTCTTTCATGCCATCGATGAGTTGGTAAACCTCCTGGTACGGGCGCGTGCCCAGGTAGCCGATAATCTGATTTGCAAGCTCGATTGGTAAGTTAAGGGTCATACTTTACTCCGGTTGAGTGGGCCACTGGATTTCCAAAGGGAAACCCGCTTGAGAAGGTACATCACGCAGGGCTTGGCGGTAAATTGCCCATGCAGCTTGATCGACAGGTGCGTCATACCAAATCCGACTTTTGAAAGCCAAACCGCTCAATTATGCTGAGGTCTTCAACATCCTGCCAAACAGGCTCTATTGCTTCACCTTTGTATCCAGGCTGACCGTAGCCATCTGGATACACGGCAACGTTTTGTTTACGGGTCATGCTGCCGCGAAGAAAGTCCATAAATTGCGCATGTTCAGGCGTACCCTGAATAGCGTCTAAGTCTTCGCGTGTGTTAATGATGGTTCTGGATAGCAATGCCATGTTTATTCTCCAACCAATTAAAAAGATGATGGGTGTCTGCCCAACATGCGTGGCCAGACCAAGAAGCAAGAAACTGTTTTAGGGACGTTTGGTCGTCGTGGCGAACAAATTTGGCGACTTTTCTCTTAGCTCTTACGACTGAGTCGCGGCGCAAAAGTTTATGCGTTTTCCAGATTCGAAAGCCAAGGAAGTTAATACCTTTCGCTGTTGACGACACTTGCCATTTGCTAATGCTTAAGCGCAGCGCTGTATTGGAAAACTTTTTGATACCGGCAAAGGTCTCACGCAGCGATGCAACACTATGTCCAAGCACAATAATATCGTCCATGTAGCGCGCCCAGTGTCGTATACCTAAATCGAAGTGTATGTAACGATCCACTGCGTTGCCATACACGTTGGCAAAAAGCTGACTGGTAAGACTTCCGATAGGAATGCCGCGACCCTCCACTGGAATAATTTCTCTCAGTATCAAAAGCGTTTTAGCGCAGGCAATTTTACGGTCAATCATCTGATGCAACACCGCATGGTCAACTGAAGGGAAAAACTTCGCAAAGTCTGTTTTTAAGAAATAAGGCGCGTTTGTTTTACGTAGCGCGGATTGAACGTGACGGACGCCCGCGTGGGTTCCTAGACCTACTCGACAAGCAAACGTTTGAGGTAGTAGCGCTCGTTCAAAGATTGGGCCAACGATATTGCACAAAGCGTGTTGAACGAGACGGTCCTTGAAATCCAAGGCGGAAATCAAACGTGCTTTAGGCTCATAGACTGTGAACTCTCGGTAGGGGCCAATTCTATAACCACCATCCAGCAATTCTTGTTGCACAAGCAGCAGATTAGCCTCGGCGTACTCTTTGAATTCAAGATAACCGAACGTCATGCGTTTGTTGCGCGAAGTCTTCTCCAAAGCTATGCGAAGATTTTCGATGTTTGCTATTTGACCAATAAGGTTCTTGTGCGTTCTAGCCATAAGAATGCTGGCCGCGCCGTTCAATTGCTTACTAGGCGCTATGCCAGACCGCTGAGTGTATTTCCCGAAGGAGGACAAAACCGGCTGACCACATGTTAAATGACCGGCTTGCAAAGCCTTAGCGATTGCAAAGCGATAAACGAATGTCGTCACAGACGCCGCGCGCCCCGATGTTGTTGTTCGAGTTCGTGGGAGAGTTGTTCCAGTTCGAGCTTCGTGATCCGGAGTTCGACCCGTTGTTCCAGTTGCCCTCAAAGATCGCGGCGTTAATGCCCGGTCTGCCCCTGCTTTTGCCTTTTCTTGATCCAACTGCCCAACATTGCACCAACTTCCGCGACGAGTATTTGTGCTGTCTGAAGTTGATGTGGTGTAAGACATTTGATCGAGACAAGGAATCGCATCCAAAACCGCAGTTGCGCCAACCCTGCGTCTGCGGCGTAAATTTTTGAGATCTGATTGCTTTTTCCGGCCTGAAAAAACAGATCGGGTTGACTTAGCAAGCAGTGGAGAAACATGTCGCGAGCGACGCCGTGCTTGCGCGGTATAGACTGCGCAATCGGATACAAATAGCTGATCACGCGTTCGTACTTCTCGCTGATAGCCATTTGGTCGTAGCATTGCGTTGTCTCTCCTATAGGGTTCATCAAGTCTTGATGGCGCCCTTTCGGGCGCCTTAATCAAGAATCAGGTGGTCACAGACGCCGCGCGCCCCGAAGCTGCCGCTCGAGTACGTGGGAGAGTTGTTCCAGGCCGAGCTTCGCGATCCGGAGTCCGACCCGTGGTACCAGGCGCCCCCAAAGAACGCGGCGTTTTCCATTTGATACGTTGAGCCTCGGCCTCCGGTATTAGCAGTCCATGCCGCGCCCGCTGCGCCGCCGCCAAAATTAGCACCCCACACCCAAAGGTTTCCAGTAGCTAACATGACACCCCACTTGGATGTGTAGGCGTTGCGCAAAATGGTTGATCCTGGATCTGTGCCGCCAGAGCTGGCTTCGGTCGTGCCATAAGCAAGTGCTGCGAACTCATCGTAAGCAGGGGACCTCTTACCCCAAGATCGTAATACTTCGTTAGCTTCCCACCAGTTCATCGAACCGTAAGCGCTTGAGCCGTTGCCACCGAACTTTGTCGGGATTTTGGGCGGTGACGATCCGTCTGCAATGGTCACGTTATAGGCTGATGTGCCGTTGGTAAGGTGGTCAACGCCGAGCAAATAGATATCTGCCCAAAACGAGTCAGCAATCAGTGTCATACCGCGAGGGTCTGAACACGCAGGTCTAAACTTAAGATCCCAGAACGAGTATTCATTGATGGCCGGTGTAGTGTCACCGCCCGATGTGCCACTTGCATTGCCTCCTGGCGCATAGTGGAATCCACCGATGCGACGCCAGTTTCCCGCGCCCGGTGCAGATGAATAATTGCTGGTCGCTTGAATGGTTGCGTCGTCTTTGACCCAGATAGCGTAGTTTGTACCGGCGGTAAGCGCAGGCATCGTAATCGAGGTGGCGCTGGCAAACGTTACAGTTGTGCCTCCAACCTCCACACGCGTCCCTGCTTTAATTTGGGCCGTGCCTGCACCTGTTTTGGTAAACGCAACAGTGCTTGGATCTGCTTTGTAAAACAGGCCGTAGGAGGGTGATGCGACGGTACCGAACGATAGATTTCCAGAGCCATCGGTAATTATGGCTTGACCTACACTGCCATCAACACCTGGGAGTGTAAATGTCGTGCTTGACGCAGTGTTTGCGCTTTGGATAGTGGTCGTACCGGCGCCACTCGCATTGCCTTGAATCTTAAGATTACTCATAAAATTTCCTTAACCAAAAATTAACCAACGCTGATCGCTGCCAATTGTCACAGACACGCCCGTATTAACTGTGACAGGTCCAACACTTGAACCGTTATAACTGGAAGTGATTGTATAGTTTGAAGATATAGTTTGTTGATTCTCTGCTATAACACCACCACCAGAAGCCCATGACAAGGTGCCAGAACCATCTGTAGACAAGAACTGGCCGCTTGTGCCGTCGGCGCTTGGCAGGGTCCAAGTCACATTGGATGAGATGGTTGATGGTGCCTGGAATGCCACCCAGTTACTGGAATCAGAATCGCCAAACCTTAGATCGCCTTGAGCGTTGATCGTGAGGTTTGAGCCATCCGTAACAAGGTTCGTAGCGCCAGCAAATGATCCGGCGTTGTTGTACTGGACTTGCGTGGTGGCGCCCCCGGGAGCCGAAGTGACGCTAATATTTCCCGACCCCAAGATACTGATGCTATTGATAGTCTTGAAATCAGTGCCAGAGACGGCAGCAGCTACTGCGGTACCGTTTCCGACAAGCACCCCAGTGACTGAGGTTGAGATCGTGATCGCTGGGGTCGAGGTCGCAGTAGCCTGGGCGACGGTTCCGGCAAATCCGTTGGCCGACGCTACAGACACCGAAAGCTTGTCGGTGAGCAGCCTAACCGTCCCGGCGTTGTCCTTGTAATACAGCTTCCCATCAGTGTAGTTTAGTGCGAGTTCAGCGCCATTAGCGGAAGAGGTAAGGTTCGCCGCTGCTGGAACTGCAGATGCGGTACTGCTACCGTAAAGAAGTATTGGGGTGTAACCTGTTTGTGACATTAAAATGCCCCTCCGGCGATGCCAGCCGTCATTTTGCCAGTTGATGGATTCGCTGTCAAGCCGGACGATACCTGCGCGGCCTGATTACCACTGGTGGCTGCGACCAGCGTGAAATAGTAGTTAGCATTCGTAGTATTCGCAGCGGTGCCAATGTTCGTAGCATTAGTGGCCGTTGTAGCAGTCGTAGCCGTAGCGGCGTTACCACCGATAGAAAGACTCGCAGCAGTCCCAGTCAATCCCGTTCCGGGTCCGGTGAATTGCGTGGAAGCGGTGATCGTAGTTCCAGTGACAGCTGCAGCAGTCGTCGCGCCAATCGTGGTACCATTGATCGAACCACCAGTGATTGCGACGCTATTTGCATTCTGAGTGGCCATCGTACCGAGGCCAGTAATATCGGAACTGGGAATAGTAGCTGATGCAGTGAAAGCTGAAGTGCCGTTGCCCTTAATGTACCCGGTTAAAGTCGTCGCTCCAGATCCGCCATTTGCCACCGGTAGCGCAACCCCGGACAATGTGACCGCCAAGGTACCACTAGTTGTTATCGGGGTCCCCGTGACAGATAAAAAGGCTGGGACCGTCATCGCCACCGAAGTCACCGTGCCACCTGCAGCCGGGGTAGCCGAAACCGTGATACCGCCTGCGGTGTTTGAAATGGTGACGTTAGTTCCTGCGGTGAGTGTGCTCAGCGTGTAACCAGTGCCATTACCGATTAAAAGCTGTCCATTGGTGGGAGTCGCCGTGACGCCGGTTCCGCCATAACCGATCCCGATCGTTGAACCATTCCAGGTACCCGCAGCAAGAGTGCCAACGCCGGTAATACCAGTGTAAGAACCAGACAGACGGGCAGTAGGCAAAGTGCCAGAAGTGATATTAGCAGCGTTTGTAGTATCCGTAGTAGCCGATGCAGCCAAGCCGGAGACTGCTGCGGCAGCGATTGCGATCGAAGTGTTCGTAACGGATGTAACGCGTCCATAGGTGTCCACCGCGAAAACAGGTACTTGGGAGGCTGACCCGTAAGTCGCGGCTGTCACCCCGCTTGTGCCAAGCGAAATAGTTTTTGCCGCCGACCCGTCAAAGGTAGTCCCGCTGTTTAGAACCAACCCGGTCCCGGCAGTCAGCGCCGCTGTAGTAGTAGCTGTAACCGTCGTTGATCCGCCCAGGCTTACCGAATTACCGTTGATGGTGATCGAGCTGTTAGTAAGCATCGAGTTACCAAAGGTACCCGAAGTGACCTGAGAGGCTGCGATCGCGATACTTGCGTCTGCGGCGAGCGTCAATTGACCTTGTGCGTTAACGGTAAAAGTCGGAACCTGCGAAGCGGACCCATAGGCTGCAGCCGTCACGCCGGTATTGGTGATCGAGAATTGCGTACCGGAAAGGGTTAGACCCGTGCCTGCGCTGTAAATCTGTGCTGAGGACACCTGAACGAACGTTATCGCCGTCGTTCCAAAGGTGATCGTACCTGAGGTATTGCAGACGTAAGTCTCGCCAGCTCCAGTAAGGCCCGAAGTAACAAAAAATGCGTCGCCCTCACCTAGAGCTGTTGGGCTTTTCAAGCCGTAACTATTCGCGTCGGTGGCTCGAGTCAGAACCCATGCGACCGACCCGCTGCCGACCGTAGTTACCGTGTAAACACCATTTTGAGCCGGTGCGGCTTGATTATATACTAAAATACGATCATTCAGCGAAGCTACCACTCCGTCGGGCGTGAAAGCCGTCAGAGCACCCGCGTTTGTTAAAGTGGCCCCGACACCTGCAGCCCCGTTGTTATAAGTCGCAGTTAGGGGGTTAGGCGCTTCGTATTTTACCGGTGTGTGGTAAGTGATGCCTTGTGCCGCGATCGTGTCGACGTAGGACTTGTTTGCAATATCAGTCGGGTTTGTAGGCGTTGTGCTAATCGTGCCTGATGTGGTCGTAACTGAAGTGAATGTACCAGCCGCAGCGGTGGACGCACCGATAGTCGTGCCATTGATCGACCCTCCGGTGATTGTAACGCTGCTGGCGTTTTGCGTAGACATTGTCCCCAGGCCGGACACCTGAGTATTCGTAATCGCGATATTTGTATCGGCAAGTGCAGTTAACTGACCCTGCGCGTTAACCGTAGCGGTCAGGGTTTTGGAGGCCGCGCCATAGGAAGCAGCCGTTACGCCTGTGTTTGATATTGCGATCGTTACTGGTGTCGAGCCGTCGTAGCTTGTTCCACTCAATCCCGTGCCAATTGTTAATGCATTAGGGTTAGCTGCAGTGATAGTACCTGATGCACCCAGTGCGACCGTTATGCCGTTGTAAGTGACTGAACTATTGGCGAGTTGAGCGTTGGAGATTGTCCCGGATAGGTCTGAAGTCGGAATTGTCGCGGAGGCCGTAAAAGCGGAAGAACCGTTCCCGACCACATATCCAGTTAGTGACGATGCACCCGTACCGCCATTCCCGACGTTTAATATGCCGGACAGAACGATATTCCCGCCCGTAGGCGCAGCGGGTAGGAACCCGGTGGTTCCAGCACTGAATGTAACTACGCCGCCTGTGAGTGAAAACTGCTGCCAGGAGCTGGACGTGTAACCCTCAAAAGCATTAAGTGTCGAATTGTATCGAAACTGCCCGTCGATACCACCTGGACGTTGAGCCGAGGACCCTGACGGAACCAATACCGCACCAGTGCCCGGTAGCGTCGGATTATCGGAGATCGCAATTGTCGGATTTCCGGCTACCGCATTGCCATTTGTGACGTTTATCTGACCCGCAGTTCCCGCGATCAACCGCAATCCGGTGGTTGTACCGGCATTGACGTAGGGGATTCCGGATCCTCCGAGGTTCGCGAAGGCTGCAGCCAGCCCGGAAAGCGAGAGCGTCGGATTCGCACCGGTACCATCGGCGTTCGCTACCGAAAGACCGACTCCAGAAGTCGCGATCTGCCTTGCCACCACGGTGCTGGCCGAATTCTTAACGATGATACCCGAACCTGCAGCCTCGAGAGAACCTGATGCACCGTTAAGCGAAATCCGAAGGAAAGAGGTAGGACCACCATTCGTCAGCCCCAGACCAGTATTTACGGCCAAATAACGGCTGTTCGATAACGAAAGCTCCTGATTCATAGTCAGGAACGTCTGCGTCTGACTCGGAGTCGCAGCGATCGCGCCCGTAGTCGTCTGAACGGTCTGTCCGTTCTGTACAACCGGGACTATTTCCGAACCTGTGATCGCACCCGCTGGCGGGAGCTGATTAATGGGGATTTGTGCGGCCATATCAGGTGCTCGGAGTCAAGGGGTTGATATTTCCGTTATTGCCCGGGGTGTTGTTGTTCTGCGTCGAAGAAATCTGCAGATTATTCCCCGTGCTCGTAACCAAGTACTCGTTGTCGTCCGCCACCGAGACGTCCGGGCGAGGAAAGCGTAAATTAATACGCTCGGTCTTTCTGGCCGGTAGTCTGTACGGGTCGAATTGATCCGCGCACCCCTGGTCACACACACGAAGTCCTGGGAAATTCGGATCCTTGCGCATCACCGAGTAATAGCGCTTCATCTTGCAGCGATCGCAGATCGCAATTGCAAGCGAGGCGTTTCCGGTGGTGTCGAGAAAGATCGGCATTATCGAGTGTACACAGCAATGTTAGGAGCCCAGTAAATCGGGGACTTATCGCGCTCTTCCTGTTCGGCTTCATTGAAATATTGATCGGCGAGTTCTTTTAAGTACTTTGCACGATCTACGGCTACTGCGGGAAGTGAGAGCGCCATGTGTTGCGCGAGCATATACTGGATTGCCAGACACCAGCGATCGGGAATTTCGAGGGTATTGGAGAGTTTGCCTACGTCTTGAACGAGTCGCGAGTACCAGACGGTCATTTGGATGAAAGCATCACTCGGCGTCGGCCACAAATAGAGCGTAGGCTTCGGGATCGTGCGATCGAACCAATACTGGTAGGGCTGGTTCGCCGTGAAGTTCTTGTTTGGCAAGTTTGTATAGTCGTCGCGGTTCAGGCGGGCCATCTGAATCTCTCGGCTATTATTACCCAGGTAGAACTCTCGGAGTGCAAGCGTGGTACCTCCGGAGGCCCGGACGCGGTATCCGGTAACATCCTGCCCAGGATCAATATCGGTCCATAGCCATTCATTATCGGTCACGGTCACGGTGCCAAGGTCGTGGAGCGTGTTCCAGGTCACCCCAAGATCGTTCGAGTATTCGAGAGTCAACGTCCAGACCGCGTCACCGCCACCGGAGACGTAAGGTAGAAGACCGATTGAGCCTATGTATTCGGGATTTCCCGAACCGTATTGGATCGAAATATTACCATTTGGTGACGACTGCTGGCAATAAGTGCTGGTATCACTATCGAAAGCAAAAGCCACGGTACCACCGGCAGACGAAGCGTACGTACCCGAGGGGCGATTCATCGTGCGATAAAGCACATTTAGCGCGTCATTCGAACCCAGCGGTAACTCGTATTGGTACTGGTCGGGTTTAAGACCAATTACCAGCTTGTCGATTGCCCAATACTGAATACCTTTGTTGATCAGCGCAGACAGCAGAAAAGTGAGATTCTGCTTTGCGGATCTGGTCTGTTCGTTGGTAAGCTCTTCCGCGAGTTTACCGCACTTGCGAGCACCCTCGTCTATGAACTCTTGAACCGTTACTATTGTGGTGCCGACTGTACCCGAAGTCGTCATGAAAATCCTTTACCATCCGGGGCATTTCCACCTGCGGAGACTTGCCTTGGCTCGTGGCGCATCGCCCGACGCGTTCTTCACGACACCCGACATTCTAGCACAGAAACTATCCTTTCGTGAACCCCCCTGTGGCTGGGGAGCTTTTAGGTTCGATCCGGTTTCCCGGTTGTATTTGGCTCTTCCTTTGGCCGTGAGGCCTGCGCCCTCAGATGTCGCAAGCTTTTCACCACGTCCGACAGCAAGTGCAACACCGCCCTTAGCTTTTCTTTCAGGTAGCTTCGCATAAGACTTGCCCTTTACGTTGCTGGAGGTATACTCGGAAGCTACCGAAGACGAAATTCCGACCTTCTTCGCGAATGCGGGGTTGTGTTCCGCCGCTTTCATTAGCCGAAATTGGGCCTTGGACTTCGCTGGCATTTAAGCCACCTGACTCATGGTAGCGATGACGGAAGGGATCGCGGGGTAAGCAGGCGATAAACTAGCCGGGAGTTGCTCCATAGTCAGAGTCGCAACCGTCGGAAGCCAAACGATTTCTACGTACTGCGCCGCAGTAAGCGAAAGAAATATATTCCAGGCTGCGACCCCGTATCCAAAAATGCTCGCCGATTTTCTAGCCGGAATCGTTACTTGAGTGCCCGAGTTAGCAAGATCCGCTCCATTCACACGAAACCAGATCGTGACATCCTCTTGAGTATTTTCGACGTTTTTAAACTGAGCGCTGAATTGTAGATTATAAATCCCGGTTTTCGGCACAGTGATCCGGCTATTACTAACCACCGTAACACCGTCTGAAACGTCGACCGAATTATAAGTCATGACCGTTCCGGCGCTAATGCTACCGGTCTGGTCAAGGTTACTGCTAAAAGCGCCGTAAGAAGCGTCGTAGGCTCTGAGGGTGTCGAGTGTAGCCTTTACGTTTGCGCCGCTCTGAACCATAGGGATAAGTTCCGCGCCCGTCAGGGTAGCGGCTGTCGGCATCGCGGAGATTTTCTGATCAGCCATTACGAGGCCTCCAATACGATCTTGCTGTTATCTTCCTGAAGGACATAACCTGGGGTTGCCTCATCAAGAATGTAAAAGGTGGTTATTGGTGCCGCACCATACAGATCAACCACGCCGTTATCGCCAACGTCCAGGCCCCAATCAGTACCACCGATAACATTTTGCGCTCCAACGCCACGGGCGAATCCATCGGACGTATTTGCCTGATTAGCTACGCCGGAATATCCGACGATTCCCATCAGATACCTGCCTGAATCAGCTTCAGGGTCGCGGTACCTGAACCGGAATTTACCAACACTTTAATACCAGTAACGGGAAAAGCATAATTTCCGTTAGCATTCGCCGCTTGCGAAGCTACCGTGGGATGCGAAAACCACGTTGAAAACCCCGTCGCAGGGTCATCGAAAGTATGCTGTACGGTGTAATTTACCGTCCCGGTCACTATGACCCCGAATCCTACGTTGAAGGGGCTAATATTCGTGTTCATCACCAGAGAATCGCTCGATCCGACTCCGGTTTTCGATACTGTTTGAACCTTCACGTCGTTCCCCAGTAGTAGCGGGGGCCGAAGCCCCCTACTATTAACAAGCTACCTTACCACCCTTCTTGAATGTCCCGGAAAGCTGGGAAATCGCGACGGGTTTAGAAGGAGCCTTTTTCGGCATTGCTACGGGTCGGCCCGAATCAACTACGCCCCCCGTAGCAAAATGCTTTTTTGTGGCACCACCTTTCTTGTAGCCACCAGCATTGCCCATCTTGACGTCGCCAGTCGGAGCCGAATTATGGTCGGGCTTAGCCTCCACCACCTTCGTCGTCTTCTTGGCCATCGTCTTGATGATGCCGCCATTCTTGAACCCGCCTTGACCGTCCACCACGCCACCGGTCGCGTACTCACCCGGTTTCGTCGACTTGGCGACACCGCCCGTCCTCAATCCCTTGTGCGCTTTCGAGGCAGGTTTACCGGCATGCTCTTTGAGTGCTTCCAATGCGCCACCCTTCTTGCGCATCATCGGACGACCCATCGGCATTGCGGGAGCGGGAGCGGGTCCAACACGAGGAACCGATGCCGCCGCCGGAGTCGGAGCTTTCGCCATACGGCGAGTAGCCATTGCTCTTGCTGCAGCAGGGTTACCGATTGGGGTGGTCGGAGGGGGAGAACCCGCTAAAGCGCCCATCGCGCCACCGATCGCTTTTCCCATAGGTTTATGACCCATCTCGCCGCCCTCTTTCATGAGTCGCTTGTGAGAGGCAGATCCGCCGCTCTTGAGCTTCAACATGACCGAGGGCTCGGTAGTCATCATTTTGACCATTGGTTTAAATTGGCCCATGATGCCCCCTTACGTTGGCGATCTGTAAACGATCGTTACACGAGCCGCGCCAGCAGATGCAGCGGTACCGGTTTGGCTGAAGGTCACAGTCGCGTAATCAACGTCGCTGTTTCCTACATCCGCCCAAGCACTGTACACCCCGGTCGTAGCCACCGATGCGCGACCAGCCGTGCCAACCGAAGTCGCAGCGACATAAGCCGCAGCGGATCCAGTCTTTCCGACCGTCACGGTGTTGGTCGTTCCTGCGTTGAATGCCGTGGTCACATCAATATTAATATCGACGATCTGAGCATTTTTAGGCAGGGTGCCAATCATCACCGCCGAAGTATCGGTATAGGCAATGGTCGCCGTGATCGCGGAAAGCATACCCGCGATATTGGTTACTTCATTATCGTACGCCATTTGACTCTCCTAGTTGGAGCAGGGGCTCGCGCCCCCGCAATTTAGACGCCAGGAGTGCCGTACATTGCCCGAGGATCGGTGAAGCCGACGTCGTAACGCTCGGTCGCCTTGTAGCGCATCGAGTCAGTTTCGAAGTCACCTTCCATCGTCTTCTCAAGCGCACGACGCATCATGAGCTTCATGCCTTCAGGAGCATCAGTCTGCACCCACCAAGCCGTTGCCGAGGTAAGACGCGAAAGAACTGCGGCACCTTCGTCGAGCAAGCCAATCGACTTGACCGGGTTGATGTCGTTGTTCGCGGTACCTGCACGGAGCACGGACTTTAGCAACACTTCGGCCTGGAAGACGTTACCGGGTGCGACCACCAACTGGCGGGGCACGAGGCGGATCTTCTTGCCGTTGTTGTCCACTGCCTGACGGACCTGAATGAGCATCTGCTCAAGCGAGGTCTGCGAAAGGTTCGCAGCGGTGGAGAGCTGGTTGCTAAAGGAGCCGTTAACAATGGGGTGTGCAGTGTTAATCAATGACACACCGTCGCCACCGGGGTAGGAGCTGTTGAAGGCGCGGTTCAACACGTTCGCCGACAGCGTCTCTTTGGTCTCGATGAGAGACTGTGCGAGGTGCTTGGCGTAAACCTGACCGATCCGGATGTGGTCGCCGTCTTCCACGAGCACTTTGGTCAACGCAAAGGCCAAGCCATAAACGTTGTACACGTAGCGCTTGAGGAAGAGCACACCACCCTGCTGATAGGTCACTGGAGTACCATCAGGCAGTTGAGGTGCTGCGCCAAATCCGTACAGGACTGGCTCTTCGTGGTAATTACGAGGAATGCCTTGCTCCTCGCGGAAGACTCTCGACCACTCGTCCTTGCGTTGCTCGTAAATACCGTCAAAGCATTCGTTAAGGATAGGCTCGACTATCGACCGAAAGTCGGTACTGCGCATCGGGGCTGCCATTTCTTAGCCCTCCTTAGATAGCGTTAGAAGCGGCAACGTACTGGCTCTTCGAAATCTGAGCGCGTACGATGACGAAATTGTCACCCCAGGCATTGTCCGGGTACGGGGCGATGTCGATAATGCGCATTTGAGCGTTATTACCGGAACCGGCCAGTGTGTTGGACAGGGTAGCCTGCGAGAGACCCGTGGTGGTGGAACCCGCCGTAGTATTGCTCAGGTTCGCCTCGTCGCCGATCGAAGTCTGGGCAAGAGTGCCGTCCGACTGGATCTCGTACACGATGTTGGGGTCCTGATAATAATAGGCGACTACCGAGCCGACCTGGAACGACTCACTGGCTGGCCAGTAATTCGAAACCCGGCGACGACCGGTAGCGTCGGTCCACTCAACACCGGCGAAAGCGCCCAGGAAGGCGTCACCAGCGGCAGCGACCACGATGTAACCACCAGTGTCCATCTTCACGGGCTGACCCTTGAGAATGGTGGTGGCATAACCTAAAGAAACGTTTCCGGAAGTGGAAACGGCTTGAATACCGTTGGCAAGCGCGGCAGCTCTGTCCAGACCCGAAGGGTGAAATGCTGGACGCAAGCCAAACGGAGCAGATGTAGCAGACATCGATATCTCCTAAGAATAGAATCCGTCAGTTAAAAACTGGCACGGGGCGTTCTTCATCCATAGAAGCGATACCATCGCCTTCGAGCATACCGAGAGACCTACCGCGCGAATCTCGACCCAACTGCTGCTCGGCCTGAACGCGGATTTTGTCCGCTTCGTCCTGGGGAGCGTAGTGGTGAAATTCTTCCATGATCCCTTGGTAAATGTCTTCGGGGATCTTGTACAGTAGCATTTCGTTACAAGCGATAAACCCTTCATGTTCCCCTGCTTTTACTCGGTAATTCTCAAAGCCAGGAACTTCCTCGGGTTTTACCGGCGTGTAACCCATCCTCAATCGCTTGTGGATTGGATCGTAGCCGTTGGTGGAGGATAGCCAACACAGATGAAATCCCGGAATTCCGGGTGGTTTGGGGAGGGATTCTTGAATCCACTCGTCTCTGAACATCCTACGACGTTCGCGGCTGCTTGCCAAGCTCTCGTCAGCTGACTGTCTTCCGTCCTGCACTGCGCGGGACTCACGGCCACCTGCCGAAAGATTCTTTTTGAGTCGTTCGTCTCTCATTTCAGTTATTCCTTGTTCCGTGCATGCGGTCATATTCCATGTACTTTTGGATCATTTTCTTGCGTTCGGCGAGATTGTCCCACCTACCCGCTTCTTTGATCGCTAATACTCGCTCTGGCGACAAATGGAACCCTGCATTGCTATCGTTGCGATTGCCGTGTGCTGATTCTCTACCTGAGCCAGTAACCACCGAACGAGGTCTCCGATTGGATGACGAACGGTCATCGTTGGACGAATTGTACCTGTGAGGCAGGTATTTTGTCAATCTATTATCCAGCTCCTCCCAGTAATCGGGGGTCTTCGGATCCCAGCCTTCTTTCGTCAGCTGCTCGTCGATCTTGGTGGTGATCTGCGAGTCCATATCCCGCCCGTTGGGGTCGTACCAGTCGTTGCGAGCCATCCAATTGGAGGCGTGCTTTTTCAGGGTAGGATCCGGAGCCTGGGGAACGTTCGAAGTAGGACCCGATTCGACGGCTTTACGCTTGAGTGCCTCCAGTGCTTCCGCCTGACGCCTCGCTTCGTACCACGCTTCTTGGGCTTCGGCTAGACTTGCACCATCCGCCTGTTCGGTCGCCTCTTTGATCTTCATCTTGGCGTACGTCATCCGCACCTGCGAGTCCTCGATCGCCTTGTCGAGTCGTGCAAGATCGGACCCCGCCGTTTTGCGCTCCAAGATCGCCAGCCTTTCGGCCATCCGTTCATTCTCGCGGCGCAGCGAATTGATGACGTGGCTCGACTCCTCGATTTTCGCTTTGGTCAAACGCTTTTTCAGGTGCCGCTCTTCACGCCTTGCCGCCCGGATTGCCTCGCGCTCGGGATCCACCTCTTCGCCGTCATCGTCGGCGTCGGTGTTCGAATTGGCGTTCGCCCGCTCGAACCCGTTCTGGACACCGATCTGCTCCATCTTCTGCTCGGTGTTTATCTCCTCGGGCGTCACCATCTCGACGATGGCTGAACCGTCCGGGGCTTCGGAGACCTGCATCTCCGCCTTTTCGGTCGCATTCATAGGAAGGCCTTCACTTTCAACGGATCACCCGTCACTTTAGAGATCACCTCGTGGTCATTGAAGATCGAGAACAGTGCGGTTTCACCCAGCTTCGGATCGCCGTACACGACCTCCCACCTGTCGCCGCCCCACTTCGGCATGCGAACGTAATCGCCCACCTCCACCCAATTGCCCTCCGGCCAGGGTTCGAGTGTGTCTCGCTTTTTGAATGCCAGCGGTCCAATCGCTATCACCTTCGCGACTTGATTGTTCCACTTTTCCGTTTCTTTCGTTTCTTCCACGATTAGTAGACCTGCAGCGGTCGCGGTTTTGCGGGTTTGACGCCACTGAACCAAAATGCGGCCACCTACGGGTACAGCACCGGGGTCGACAGCAGGAAATGCTTCCCGCAAAGCGGCTTCATTCGAAGCCTCCGGTTTATCAGTCATCGGAATCCTCTTCCATCAATAGATTGTTTAAAATATCCAGAGCTTTGTCAAGCCCTTGATTTTGGCCAACTAGGCGTTGGTAGGCCTCAAAGGTCGCAGGGGATCCTGCGGCCATTGCATCGCGCAAGCGTTGCTGCTCGTACTTCAGAGCCTCGACGAAGTCCGAGACGTAACGCATGCTATTTCTTTTTCATCGAGGACAATGCGCCGCCCGACTTCTTGGCGGGTGCTTCGGTGCTCCCCTTCGACTGCAGGGACGAGCCGTCGAGCTTTTCGCCCATCGCGATCCGCTTGTGGTAAGGAACATTTACCTTCGATGCGTTGATTTCGTACGTGGTGTTAGCCATTCATGCCTCCTAGTGCACGTTGTGCGCTGTCTTGCGCGGTGATTGCAGTTTCGAGCTGCTCGGATTGCAGCCTTTGCGCGTCGTGCGTAAGTTCTGCGGTCTTGATTCGCTCTTCGGTCAGGTTATCGCTGGCGTTGAGCGCAATGTCGATTTGCTGTTGGCGATTCTTGGCCAACGCCTCGAGCTTGATCTTCTCGGCGTCGAGCGCGAGTCGCGCCTTGTCGTTCTCGGCACGGCGTTGCGTTTCGGCCATTGAGGTCTCGAGGATCACTTGGTCACCGCCGTCCATCGGGGGCTTGGGCTTGAGCTGCATTAGCACCTGCTGAATCTGCTGGATCACCGGCATGACCTTCGCGAAAGCGTCTTTCGAGTCCATCATCACGTGTTGCGAGGCGAGTGCGTACAGCTTATCCACCTCTCCGGTGATTCCAGCGACGTCGTAGTCCTCGGGCTTCTTGCTGAGCGCTTTCTCGACATAACCGTTCATGTGGCCCAGGTACCAAAGGATCACGTGCTGCTTTATGTGTTCCACCAGCATCGGCATGAAAGTCGGGGCGATCATTGGGTTCGCGCCCAGCATCGGGTTCATCGCGAAATCGAGGTGTGCTTGGATATGCGCGAGATGATTTTGGTGTGGATAGGCGAATGCTGCGCGACCGATCGACATCGCACCATTCTCCTCCGCAGCGTTTATCTCCATCGGTTCGGCCACAGCGGGCATGATTTCGGTGATGTTCGGCACCTTCATCTGCTTGAGCACCCGGTGCACAACCGCACGGCGATCGAAAAGGTCCGGATTCTTGTCCATCAGCGCCAGCACGGCTTGATTCTGTGCCATCCGCTGCGTTTCGGAGAATATATGCGGATCCGACACCGGGATCACGTCCGAGTTCCTGTTGAAGTCCTCGCGCTTCACTTCGAGTTCCGCCGGAACGTCGTGCATGATCATTTCGTCGAGGTACCAACGGTTGATGCGCTGCAGCACCATCAGCACCCGCTTTTGCGACTCGTGCAACCGGGCGTGAATCGCGCTAAATACCGCCGCGCCCTGCTCGATCAGCGCCTGGGTCGTACCGACCGGAGCAGTGGAGGCGATATCGGCGATCTTCTCTTCGCTCGTGGTCACCACGCCTTTCGCGGCTTCGGTCAGCCACCCCATCAGCTTGAACAGCACTTCGGACGGCGGGTTGAAAGGCATCGGCATTGCAATCTTGCGAATGTCGTCCACCCCCGGTGCACCCTCGATCTCGGTGATTTGGGTCACGTCGACGTTCTGGCTTTGGCCCGAAATCTTCGCCCCTTTGAGCTTGAGCATCGTCGCCGCGTTATTGATGTGCGCCGTGTCCAGCAGCGCCCGGAGTGCCCCAGTAAGTGCAGCCGACATGCCGCCGATCAAATGTGGAAACCCGATCGCCAGTGCTCCACGCCAAGGGATGAATTTGAACTCGATGATCCAGTCGAGCTTCGTGCGCGTCTCGTCCCCTTCTTCCCAATTTCGGTACCAGCCGACCACATCGGAGGTCTGCTCGTCGATCATCAAAATATAAGGGGCGATTTCGCCGTCGCATAGCGTATCCCACTCGCAAGACATGTTCACCATCACGTGGTACACACGCCGCAGCCCGTCCTCGTCATCGGTCCAAGTCTTGCCCTCGACCTTCTGGTTCGCCTTTTCGGGCTCGGTAAGCTCGGGCTCCTCGGCGACCCTAGTGACCGAAATGTCACGGTAAAGTCCCGCCTCGATCCGCTCGTTGAACATCTGCTCGGTGATGTCCTGCATCTCGGCGCAGCGGTTCGCGGTGTAGAAGCTCCCCGCCGCGTAAGGGATGATCAGATTGTCGATCGGGACAAATTCGGCGCAGGGGCGTTTTTTCTGCGGATCGTACCACAGCTTCAGGAACTGCGAACCCCCGAGTGGGAGCTGGGTGAGCATTTGCTCCTGCTCATCCCGGAATTCGACGATCTGGTTCGTCAGCTGCCAGTTCATGAAATCGCGCTTGCGCTCGGCCCGATTCTTTTGCTCGTCGGTCACATCCCCCACCACATTCGTCCGTACGGGACCGTCTGGCGGGAAAAGCTCTTTGATCGCCCTGGATTCGAAATCGACGCAGGCCTCGGCCATCACCGGGTGCACGACCTTGGATGCACCCTCGAAATTCGCACCACCCGGGGCGTCTTTCCCTAGACCCGTGCGTCGGATCCCCTCCTCGTACTGCTTGTCGCGCTCTTTCCGGGCTTCTTTATCCGCTTTGATCAGCTGGATCATCTTTAGCGCGAGCTTCGACAACTCCCAGGAGGGAACGGTCTCGGCCAGATTCTCGTAGAAGTCCGGATCCTCTTGTGGGCCCGCGAATTCACGCATTCGGACGATCGCCGAGCCGTCGGGCTGCTCCTCGATCTCCGCGAACTCGTCGTCCAGGTCGACCATCAGACCTTCAGTATCCTCCGGCCCGGGGGTCATTGGTGGCTGCTGCTGCGGAAAAGTGCTAGTGGCCATATTGGGTCCTTAGTCTTCCAGATTCGACATTTTGATATCGCGAGCCACCGATTTTAACTCATTGTACTTTTCCGGGTCTATGGCTCGTATGTCGCGCATCGTACGACGAAGTCCCATTGGGGATTCCTGGTAGGGCGACACCAATTGCCCGAAGATTTTCATTAACGGTGCATCACCCACATCCTCGGCGTATTCATACGGATCGCGCATAATTCCGGGCAGGTAATACAAATCACCGGCTATCGCCTCAGGATCTTCTTTTGGCATCGCACTTTGCACGAAACGAATGACCTCGTCTTCGTCCATACCCATTTTCAACGCCTGCGCCACCAGACCACCAATTGACGGGGTGGGGACGGGCTTCATCACAGTCTTGGCCACCTCGGACGCCACATCCCTCACGGGTTGCATAGCCACCGAGGGCAGCACCCGTTGCGCGGTTTGGGCAAGTGCGCCCTGCAAAACCTGACGCCTGGACATCGGCGTTTGCGCGACCTTCTCGACCACTTTCTCCACCGAACCCGAGAGGGGATCGACCATGGTCTTCTCGGTCTGGAAGCGCTCCATGTCTTTGGCCGGTACCGGAAGCTTCGACTCCCTAGGACCGCCCAGATCCGGCAACCGCATGAACCCTCGCCTCGACAGGTCCGGCGTCTTCACACCTTTGGTGAGCAACTCGTCCGCCATCTGCTGTACGGTCTTTCCCTTAACACCACCACCCCCGGAGAAGGAATCGAGCGAATCCGTGTAAATCATTCGTCCGCCGTCGGCCATGTCCGGCGTGGTGTGCTCGATCATACCACCCTCGGCGTACCTGCGGAATCGCCCTTCGGGGATGGTCGCCTCGTGCCGCGCGGCGGGAGGGGCGGGGGGCTTGGCACGTGGACCGGTCATCCGGGCCTGTTGCGCTTCGTCCTGCAGCCCTTGCTTGATTAACCCCTGCAGCATCAGGTCGGCGTGCTGTCCGTACTGCTTGCGGAGATCGCCCACGAACTGCTCGTACCGGAGTCGATTTACGAAATCCCGCATTTCGGGAGTCTGTACGGTTTCACGTGGAGCAGCGACTGGGGGGCGCATCGCCCGGAGCTTGTCCAACTCCTCGGCCTCGTTTTCGTTCAAGCTCGGTGCGTACAGCGCGGCGGTGATCCCGGCTGTGGGCTTGAACCCCGCGAGCGGTCCGGCCAGGGTGAGCACATCCTCGGGGTTGAGGTAATCGCCGATCGTTTTCAGTAGATCATTGGGCATAAGGATTCACCCTGCGTGGTCGTTCGTCGTCGTAGTAATCCGGCGCGACTTCGGCCGGGTCGATGCGTAAAAAGTCCATGTCCTTGAGCAGCCGCAGCACCTGCGTGGTCGTGTCGGTCAGGTCGTCGCGCTCGGCCTCGGGGAAAGAGCAGATCTGGGACACGAGCTTTTCCGCCCAGTCACGCGGCTGGCCCCGGTGCACGACCGATTCGGGGATGTAGACGCGACCGCAAGCGATGATATTTGCCACGATGTGCAGCCGTTGGACCTTGTCGGCTCGCCCCGGATTGTAGCCACGGCACGGCACCCCGGCGTAGCGCAGGTCCTGGAGGATCGAAATGCCCGAGGCTTTCTCCTCGACGAGCACCAAGTCGGTCTTTTTGCCCGGTTCGCCGTACACGGACTCTTTGTACTCGTTGATCACCCGTGGGCGTAACTCGGGGTAGGCGAGAAATTCCTCCCAGCAGTCGATCAGCATCACGCAAAGAGGTGAATCCTCACTCGGCCTGAACACTCCCCAGACGGAACATGCGGTTGGGTCGTTGATAGTCTTTTCGGTGTAAGCACAATCGTAGGACTGCACAATGTACATAAAATCGGGGAATGGCCGATCGGAGTCCCAAAGCTTGAACCACTCGCGTTTGACGATTCCGTAATCTTCCGGGTCGATGACCTCGGCGTAAAGCTCTTGCCGTCCGAGTCGAGTGCCCTCGTACTGGGCGATGATTTCATCACGGAATGTAGGTGCAAGGTTTCCGAAATTCTCATGCGTGGTCCCTGAGGTGACGAAGACGCGCGGGTTTTCGAGCAGCTCCCGCACGATGGGGATCGGTTTAGGCGTGGTGGTGACGACACCGCGTGGACGTTGGCCGAGACGAAGCCCGAACATAAGGTTCGACCACATTTCTTTGGCGTTGCGGAATTTCGCCAACTCGTCGACCCAAAACAGGTCGTGCTGTGGACCACGCAGGGTCTCGGGGTCGTTGTCCGAGTAGATCGTCGCGATCGCCCCGTTGGGCCACTCGAGTCGGCGCTTGGACGGCACCCAATTCGGACGGTTTGAGGGGTGCGAAATGGCCAGGAGCCCGGATTCGCCCTCGATCATCACGTCCCGGGCGTCCCCCGCGTCTTCGGCGATCAGCGCAACGCGTGAAGCAAGCTTTCGTTCCACGTGAAACCGCACGAATTCACCACCACACCGAGTCTTCCCCCACCCACGACCGGCAAGAATGAGCCAAATCGTCCAATCCTCACCGGGTGGGACCATCTGGTTGGGTCGAGCCCAGGTCGGCCAGTCGTAGTAAAGCTCCACCACCTCTTGATCGCTCATCTCGGACACAAAATCCGAGAAATTGTGCGGATCAATCGGGGCTTTCTTCGCCTTGTATCTTCGACTTGGCGACCGCCTGTAATCGCTGGGCAAGTCGATCACGGAGTCCCTCGATGTTAACGTTCGTGTTAAGTTGGCCCGATACCGCGACGTTCACGTCTTTGGCTCGGAATTTCGCGTCGTACCCCATTAAGGTAAACTGCAGCAGGGAATCGGAATACTTTTTGATCGTTTCGCCCGTCTTGAGACCCTGGTGTACCAAGGGCTCGTCGACTCCGACCACCGAGCGTCGGTAGGCCTCGGCTTTCATGGTGTCGACCATTTCGAGTTGGATGTCCTCCATCAGACGATCGAAGGTCGGATGTTCCGCCCTCCACGTGGACATCGCACCACGGCTAACTTCAGCGGACGTGTACGCGTGTCTTAAAGAGAACTTCTCGTTCGCGGGTCCGTCCCTGAACTCGGCCAAGATTTGCAGCATACGGTAGGCTTTGGTACGCTCATAGCGGCGCAGTCGTCCAACACCCTCAACACCCGGGACGCAGAATTTAAGCGATTCCGGGTCGTCTTCGACCCCGCGCTCCTTAAAACGAACACGATCCTGCTTCACCATGTCGTAAAGCATTGCGTACGTGATCCCCGCGCGGCGTCCGTACTCGCGCAGTGTTTCTTCGCCCACCGCGTCGACGTCCACCACCGGTAAAGGCTCTATTTTCACTCCAGCCATGACGCGAAGTGTACCATAAACGCAACATGTTCCACAACTGTTCCACCAAATGTTTCAAATTTGCCTTTTGTGCGCTTACGTACGATACCGAGGTGCAGCCCTATGTGGTGAGTGACGATACCTTGTCGTCTGGAAGTCTGCAGGTGTAGTACGGGTGTGGTCATATCCGTTCCATCGTTCCATCATAATGGAACAGCAATGGAACAGCCCCACTTGTCCAAAGGCCCCGTCCCTCGGGGCTTCTCTTGATGTGTCCTCTTCTGTTCCACCGTTCCACCTCATATCCCCCCATATTCAGGTTTTCGAACACGAGATATATACGGGTATATGCATGGAACAATGGAACAATTGCCGCTTTGGTCCGTCGTACGGGGCTTCTGACCGTTCCATCTGTGTTCCATCATGATGGAACAATGGAACACGCTCGGCTGCTGCCAAGCTCGGCACGAGACGGGTCTCGGCCAGTGTAGCGAGGGTGCCACACACCGCCCAAGGGTGGACGGATCCGCGAATCTTACCACGGCTGGTGCAGCGTGTCAATTAGCCGTCGCGTTTGTGTTTCACGTGAAGTCTTTTGGTCCACGCACAGCCCCCGGACGCGAAGCTTGTGCAGCGTCTCCTCGTGTGGCACCTGCATTTCGACCAGTCGTGCCGCCTCATGCCCGGGGATGAGGTAGAATTCCTGGCGTTCGAGCACCTGCAGCCCCAGGAAGCACCAAGCCCCGTGCCGGTGTGCGGACACCGCCCAATTGCGCTGCCCGGAGGTCCACTTCGGGAGCCGGAGAGGGGTGCCGGGGCGCTTGGGCAGGTCGGTGAGGACCTTGAGTTCGATCCAGCCCGAGACCGCGCGGAGCTTGTACAGCGCGAACCACACGTCCGGGGTGTCACGGCCGACCTCGTTTTCGACTCGTTGCGCGAACCAGTGACCCCCGAGGCGCAGGTCGAGCCAGCCCCAGAGGTTCTTTTCCGCGCTCACAGCTGTGCCTTCATTCCGGCCAACCGCCATAACCGTTTCACCTGCGTTTCGGTGACTGCCCACCCGTCGAGCCTGAGCATCGAGGCGATTTTGCGGTACCCGCAAGTGGGGTAACGCTCCGCTTTGGCTTTCATTTCCTGGGTGACCCACACTTGGTCCATTGCACTTAATCGTTTCGCCATTTCACTGTCCTCTATCAGTGGTTTAAAGGGTAAATAACGTCAGCCTTTCGACGAACGGCGGAGCGCGTTCACGACTCGCATCGTAGCCACCCCAGCATTTGGTGCCCCCTCGATGAGCGCCGCGTAGTCGATGCCGTACTGGGCGCAGAGCCTTGAACGGGCGTCGGGGCACTTCCCGGCCTCACGGAGCGCATCGGAGGCCCAGTCCGGTACATTAGCCTTAACCCGGGGCTTCGAATGCAACGGAAGTACCTCCGGAGGGCTCGGCGGGGCCATCTCTGTCGGAGCGACCTCGGGCTTCGTGTGCATCACCGCCTCGAACCCCCGGAAGGAGGTACCACGCGAGACGATCTTCCCACCCCGGATTTCGGTGCCGTCCCAGGCACGGTACGTTTTCGCTTCACCGTCCAATCGGCGAATCTTCGCCCACCACGGGACGTAGAAGGGGTCCCCGACTCCTCGGGGGGCGTGTTCGTCGATGGCAAGTTCAAAGCTCATTGAGTCCTCCACAAGTGCTCGAGTAGGTGGTGCGGCGGGTTCCCCGATCGCGCGGTGGGTGCCGTCGGGTCGATCGCCGAAGGGAAAGGGCCAATTATCCATGGAGGTTCGCCTCGATCCAGGCCTCGAGCGCTCGGAAAAGCTCCCAACGGTCGAAGGGCTCTTCGCCCACCGTCCTGAATTCGGCGTCGATGTCCTGCCCCGAGATCGAGCAGTCGAACTGGAAGACTCGACCCTGGTGCAGCATTTCACCGGCTAACCGCCCCTTCGCGAGGCGGATCCGGGTGTTCGGGGTTTCGGTGGCCATAATGCTAGTAGGGAAAATCGGTGTGGTGGTCATCATGCTCCTTTGAGGTAGCGGCGCAGCATGTTGCCGAGGTTCATGCGCTGCATGCCGACGTTGAGGTGAGCGAACCGGGAGACCAAATCGGCACGGGAGAGTCCCATCTGGCTCGCGACGAAAGTGTACACTTGCTCGAGTGTCTCGCACTTGCGAAGCTCAACCGCCACGAAATCGCCCTTGTCCATCGAGCGGACGACTTGGCCGTTCACGGTCTTGCTGTAATTCTGGTAAAACTGCAGGTAGAGCGAATCCACCACGCCGTTCTTGCGCTGGTCGAGGGGGAGCTTTTCGCGAGCAGCAGCAGTCTTCGGTGCACGGACTTCCTCGGCCAGGACCGGGGGCTTGACTGGGGTCTCGACGATCATGTGCAAAGCGGAGTTGCGGACCTTGTACTCGCGACCGTTGCCGACATCGGCCACGGTGGTCCAGCCGCCTTTGACGGCGAGGATCTTTACGAGGTCGTCGGTGGGGATTACACGAGCGGTGGTGATGGTGGCTTGGTTCATTGCGTTTTCCTCTATCGGTTTGGGTGGGGTGTTTGCTACTAACGAACCTCTATTATAACACCGGTGCGATACTTTGTCAAGCCGGAAACGGGTTTCGAACCTACCGCTCGTCGGATCGGATGAACGGTAACATTTGATTATTTCACCGCTCATATCTTACCTCTTTCTCGTATGGCGGTGGCGCACCAAGTTGCCAGTACATCCTTGCCTTCGTATTCGGTGTCTATGTCTTCACACACCTTCGCACACGCCTCACGCTCGGCAGCAGCAACAAGGGCAGCAAAACGTGTTACAGAACCTAATGGCTTTTCGTCAGGCCCGTAAGCCAATCCAGCCTCCCGCGCCATGCGGATGATTTCGTCGCGATTCATTCCTTCGCTTTCATAATATCTTTTTTCCCATAGATGATGATGCTTTTCATTTCAGGTGTGATCTTTGGCAGCGGAGCCCAGGCCAACGCCCAGTCGGCCCAGGTCCCGATCACGCACACGCCACTCGGGTTCAGAAGCAACATTCTCACGCCCATCGGGGGAGGGTGCTCCTGCGGTGACCGCCATGTGGCTTCACCGGCGATGTAGCTCTTCACACCCGGGACTCGGCGGAAACGTACCAGCGTTTCACACAATCGTTGGTCGAGTACACTTCGACCTCCTCCAACCCGAGCCAGTCGGCGAGGATTTTGGTCAGTACCGCGTTGGTCTTGAAGGGCAGCGGCAAAATCGCCCCGGTGAGCATTTCGTACACCTGCGAATGGGTCGAAGATTCACATTCGTAGGAGGCGATCGTGTGAATCGCTTCATCGCGTGTGTACCGGGTCTTTTCGGGTTCGGACGGGGGTTCAGGCTCCGGGGTGGGCTCGGGCTCCTCGAACACCTTCTTCGGGTCGAGCGGGTGAAAGACGTCCGCTTCATGCTCGTCGATCTCGGGGGTGGTAAGTTTACCTTTTTTGCGTACCATGGGTGAAAAGTCCTCTATTTGTGTGTAAAAAATGGGGGGCCCATTGCGTGACCCCCCGAAACGTCGAAAACCCAATCAACAGGAGAAGCGGACCGAGGAGAGGTCCGCACTCGACATTATACCAGAGCGAGAGCCGCAGTCAATGCATTGCGTTTCATCCGGGCACCGGCACCGAACCAAGCGGACTGCAGCCGGGTATCTGCGCTCGTGGCTTTACGCTCATGATCCGTGAACCGGGTGATCGCGTTCACCAACCCCCAGGCTGTACCCTGCGCGGTGCGGGTGTTCTGGCCAATGCCGTTCAGGTAGATCGAAGTCACGAGTTCGAGCATCGGGCGATGCGCGTCGAGGTCGACCTCTTCCTGGTCGGGGTAGAGCACGTCGAGGAAATACTTGGTCGCCTCGGCTTTGGACACCGTACGCTTCGAAAGCTCGACTGCGTCTTTCTTGAACCGCTCCCAGGTCCCGCCGATCAGCCCGAGGTCAGCCTTGACGCGTTCGGCGTTGAACTTCGTCGAATGCGGAATGCGGATCTGCCCTGCGGTGTCTTGCAGCGCGGCGTTGAGCGTGTTCTGGCACACGGTCCGCACCGTGGTAAACTGGGCGACATTCGAAAGCGTCCCGTCGCAGGAGGTCGCGACCTGGACGTAGGGGCGGACTTCGTCCCCGCCGCCGACGTCGAACGAATCGTCGATCCGAGCCAGCGCCCAATAGGTAGCACCACCGCGCAGCATCCCGGCGGTTTCCATCTTAAACCCGCCGATATCGATCAGGTTCCGGAAGAACTCCATAACGTCGCGCGGCTGGGTGATGTTGTAATTCGAGGACATGACCGAGAGCGGTTTGCCGGTGTCCGAGCGGTAAAGCGCCCAACGGTTAGGGACCGTGTTCACGCAGACGGGGTGATTCTCCTCGTCGCGCACCTCGTACTGGATCGCGCCCTTCTTGACTTCCCAGTTAAACCCCGCTTGCTCGATCCAGGTGTCGAGCGTCGCGTTCGCGTCCAGTTCCTGCCCGAGTCCGTGCCAGGGGGTGCGACCGACGTAGGCCATGTTCGCGCGACCATTTGAAAAATCGAGTTCGTGTGCCATTTCTACTGTCCTCTATTGTGATTGATGAACCTCTATTATAACACCAGTGGGACAATTCGTCAATGGGCTAAAGCTACCGTTCGTCGGACGATCAATACTTGTAAGGCTCGAGAAAAATCAGCGCCAGGATCACGGCCGTCGTGGTGAAAAAATCGCCGGTGCTCACTCCGGTGCAAATACCGCAACCGAGGAGGGCGCATAACCGAAACCACATATCGAATTCACGCATGACTATTCAGCTTGTTAAAAGATGTTCCGCACTTACCACACCACCACCACGTCCAGCCGAGCCCGTTGTCGTGGAACTTCCCCTGGGTGTGACCCTCTTTCTCGCAGTCTTCGACCAATCGCTTTCTCGCCGGATAGTACACGGTTCGATCGTACTCGTCCATAAGCTCCTTCATCTTGTCGTGCCGTGCTTTGTCGATCTCGTGTCTACGCGTCCAAATGCTTTTATCCATGATTGCGTTCCTTAAGCTTGACTTCGACGTCTCGGGCAAATCGGTACATTTTCCGATCTTCCTCGTACCCGCTCATATCGTGTATCTCCGCATCCGTCAGCCCCCGCCATTCACGTTCAGGCTTCCCCAATTCCTGAGCCGCGAACGACATGGCTTGTCCGAGTTTTTTCACCAGCACCTGCTCAATCAAAGGAACTATGGACGCTTGTAACCACTCCCGGATCGCTTGATCCTGCTTAGGTGTCGTCTCGTAGGTCATGTGTTCTTCTCCTTTATACTTCAATTCCGAAGTGTTTCTTCAAATCTGCGATAGGATGTCCACCATCAAAGTTTACCATCCTAATGGCATAGGGGCTTACAATGTCAATACATTCCCTGACAATCAACAGGGCGAACTTTTCTTTGTTGAACTTGTAATACACCAGTTCTTTTTGATTATACGAGTCCCAAGTTGTATAATCGTGTTCAGTGGCCTGTTCGGCAAGTTCTCGAATTCGTTCGTTCATTTCTCCCCCGCTCTTAGCATAGCGTCTGCAATTTTGTATGCGTTGCGTGAAATATCCCCTTCATGGCTGTATTTCTGCGTCAGTGCTTGCATCGCCTTAGCCGCAAAGTAATCGCGCAGGGTCATGCCGACATTGTGCCCACTTGGACTGATACCGTTTACATATTGCGTTGTCGGAAACGCTGGCCCGCCTGTATCTCTGCTCATGTGTTCTTCTCCTTTAGCTTGGCTTGAATGGATTCAATTTTTGTTTCATACCAACTTGTTTCTTGTCCGCGCTTTGCCCAGCCGTACTGCGTTATTAGCACTGGCGATGCGTATGCAGGTTGATTGACTATTTTCGAACGTTGTACTTGGTAGTTACCTTCAAGGTCTTCGCTCATATCACCCATTGTTTTTCTCCTTGAGTTGTAACTGCGCCCATTCAACGCCATCACGCCAAGCACCAGCATTCTTCATTGCGTAGTTAGTGCGTAGCAAACCTTGGTCAATCTCCTCATCCGTCAGCCCAACCCATTGCTTTGGTGGTGCGGCGTAAAGGGGCACTGTGTGGTGCAGGTCAGGACATGTCCGCACTTTCATGTCAAAGTTTTTCAGGTCGAATGAATTGGCCCACGCCACCGGCTCTTTCTCATGCTTTGGTGGCGCGGTGTAGCGTTTTTTCTCACCTTCCACTACTGCAATCGCATCAGACAGTCTAATAAGCGCATCCCCTGAATCTTGTTCTGTGATGCCATCTGTATCAAATAGCCCTTGCAAATCGTCGATGATTGCGTCTGCCCACGCCACTGGCTCTTTCTCATGCTTTGGTGCGTACACCAGCAAGTGCTGCCAAACGCGTGGATCAACAGTGTCAGCCTCAGACCCCAACCGATCAACGCAGTCCATCAATTCATCGGTCAATGAACGTGCTTGGGGGCGGGTGTCGTCGGCATCGACTTCCTTCGGTAGCGGTTCAAAATGGTCAGCCACCTGCTGGTTCGTGTACTGACCGACATGCCCATCAGGAAATTTCACATACTGACGATCCGTTCCGCTAATGTGGATGACGCAGTACTCTTCCGTCTCTAGGCACAAGAGCCTGTCACCTCGGCGGTATTTAGGTTTCTCCAGTGCTTGGCGCAAGGCCGTTGTAACCCTTTCTAGCCGCTCGTAGTCATCCTTGTTTGACATGTACGGCACATCCTCCAACGCCTCAAGCGCCAGCTTCATAGCTTCACGGCTCATGTGTTCTTCTCCTTAAGTCTTTCTTCGATCTCCTCGGCGAAGGCCCAGATGTCGAAGTCCGGTCGTCGCGCGGCGAAATAGCACTCGTCGATGTCGCGGTCGGTCAGCCCTACCCACTCGCGTTGTTTGTGGAATCCGGCGCTGTTCAGGATCTGCTCGAGACCGGGACCGAAGATCTTGGTGGGCTGCTCGTGAATAGCCTTTTCAACGCTTGATTGCATCTGGCGCTGCATACCATCGATAAATCCGCGCTCGTAATCCGGTCCATCTGCCGGTGTCTTCGCATTCTTGTTCTCACTCATGTGTTCTTCTCCCGCAGCTTCGCTTCGAGAGATTCCGCAAAATCTAATACGTTCTGATGTTCGTAACAAATGTGAAACTCCACAGCACTGCCTCTCGCTTTATTGCATTTCCAGATTTCATCTGCGGTCAGACCAACCCATTCACGCTTTGTCTCCAGTGCTTGGCGCAGGGCGGTGATGGCTTCGTATGCCTTACCTCTTGGATCATCGGTACTGTTGTGGGCAATAGG